GTACGGCCCGCTCTAGGCCGTCGCGTGGCGACTGCTTTCCCCCAATTTCGCGCATCGCTGCGCTAGAAGGAGGTTTCGAGGCCCATCGACCATAGTAGTACCGCTCTAGGCCAGGATGTTCTGGGGCTACGCCGGCTTGCGCTAGCGGAGCGTCAGACGACTCGACGTCCCATTCCCCAAAGAAATCTTGGAGTTCGGTACGAGGAGTCAGAACTTCGCGTTCCCACCTATGTAGATTGGGATTCCACCTATCGGCCTTGCAGACCTTTTCTTGATCTGTGTACCGACGCTTATGATGAACCAGCAGCACGTCGTCTTTGAACGGCAACGGCAGCCCCCGTACGGCACAAGCCTGCGACGAATAGAAGGAACCATCCTTCACTTCGAAATACGCATACTCGGGTACGTAACAGAGCAGCCGCGAACGGAGATGATAACTTCCCCGATCGTACGCATGGTTAGCCATAGCGATCAACCCCATCCACGATTCGAAACCCTCGTATTCCAAGTGCTTAACCTTGAAGATCAAAGGAGTTACATCTTCACCGTTTAGGGCATAGACTCCGCAGCTTTCACGGATCGCTTGATTGCCGGAGAATGACTTCGTCCGGTTTACCTTAAAACCAAGCGTCTCTAATAAAAACATCACCGTGGCGACATACTCCTCGTCAACGATGATATCGTCGCCGTAAACACGTACCTTTGGGTCCAGCGTCGGCCAATCAGGCTTTACCTGACGACCTAACCGAACGTACTCGGCCGCATCCAGTCCTGTCCGCACGAGAACGTGGGCCAGAGCAACAATGGTCGCGAACAGCGTACACTGGCCAGGGAAACAAAAGGCCGCGCCCATAGGCGCGAACTTGTCGACATCAATTACGATATCAGACTGAAGTATCCTGACTTGAGATGTGCGCGTATCATCAAGATCCTCTAAAAGGGAATCTTGAAATAGTCCACAAGCAAGTGTCCAGCCAAATCGATCCGAAGCTTCGCTGAGATCTATAGTGGCAAATGAGCCATCAAGAGATCCAATAACGGCGGAGGTGCGGTTCTTGCTTTGGTCGTCAATATCAACGATGCCAGCGAGCTTAGACCGATCTATAGCGCCCTTAAAAGCCTTTAGAACACCTTGCTGGGCCCACATGTTTCCAAGGGGTTCCATGCAGATGGTCCTTACGGATTTATAGTCCTTGGGGACAAAAGCCAATTGTGCATGCGAGGGCGTATTACACTCTCTCAAATTGAGCGCAATTTCCGGTAGCAACAAGTCGATGTGGGCCTTCTCGATACCCGCATTTCTGCGTATATGAGACTCCTTCAGCCTTTTATAGTAGCTGAAAACAGGATCGCTTAAGCGCAAGGCTTGGTTCTTCTTGAGGACTGTCAGATCAGGTAGGCGTTCAGCCACCTGACGCGGGCCATGCTCAGGCCAGCCGTCGCTTCTTTTGTAAACGAAGCCCGACTTGACAAGTAAACGCCGTAAGTCTCTTAGGATATGGCGGGGATACCGCAGCGATGCGAAATCCTCCTCTACCTTAAGCCACGACTCGAGAGCCGTAGCCGTTAATTCTTCACCCTTGTGATATCTGGCCTTGCGGCCAAACCAAAGGAAAGATAGGATAAAGGAAAAGACCTTGGGGTCCTTATTGCGAACCCAAGACCGAAACTCCCTAAAGATGGGCGTTCTAGCGAAATCACGAAACAGTGGATCGCAACAGATACGATCACCGTCCTTTCGGACACCGTGTAACAACCGGTTACCGAGCTCTGCGTACTCCTTGATCAATATGGGTAATCCGTACGGGCTAGAAATGCGAGCATAAAAACTGCTGCATACCCGATAAGGTTTCTCATCTTTGATCGGCGAATCGCCAAGGAACGAGAACCAGCAGCGCGTGAGCGCCACTAAGTTCTTACCGTTCCCAAGCTCATCATGGAGATATGTGAAGTCAGAATCATCAAGTTGCTGATTCCATCCGCTCCAACTGGACCCACGCTGAGGAATTGCCACGGCTGCTAAGCTTCTACGGGAAGGATGTTCGTATTCCCACGGAAGTATTGCCAGACTCGGCCAACCTGAGGCAACCCCGCTGTGTAAGCGGGTGCGACCAATTGATGGGTAAGCGACAGGCGTTCAGCCACGAGCTCGGCCGAGTCATTCAGCAGATCGATATTGAAAATGATCTGTGTAGGCATCGGACGGCCAAAAATGGTGCGGCCTGTATCGCTATCCGTCATGGACAGAGCAATGTTGGTCGTGAACACACAGCGCGCGATATCGACGCTTTGCGGTTGATAGCTCGCCAAGGCAGAAAATCCAGCCTGGCGACCCGCTGCGGCGAGTTCGCCGTTGTACTGTGTCCGCGTGACATTGCGGTCCACGGAATTCCCACTCTTCGAAAAGAGGAGATCCGAAAGATCGTGGAGAAGGACAGTCGTCGACTGATCCCGTGACGGCATACTGCCGTTAACGATGGTTAAGGACATTGTGGTTTTCGCCTTCCGCGTTGACCGTTTTACCAAAAACGTGTAAACAAGGTTGCAAAGACTTTCCAGAGCAGAGCCAGGAAAACCCCTACATTGGGTGGTCGAGGAGGCATATAGTTGAATTTTGTCTCCCTCGATGGATCCGACGCGAATGAAGTAATCTCGCGAATGTAACCCTGGACTATGACAGGTCCTCCGCCGTCTCCGACAAAATCCTCATCATCATCAACACCATAGGTTGCACTGAAGGTGTGCACTCCATAATAGAAACCAAGAAACATGGTTGCTAGATAGAGCTCTACAACTCTCATTCTTTCACCGATTGATAATGCATAATCGACTAAGAACGAGAATTTTAGCGACTGCCATATCCTGGATAGAGTGGGAAGGCTGCCCGAAACATCAAGGCGTTGCCAGACACTTAACCCGTCTGTCGATAGAGGGAAGAACACTAACTTCGATCGGACAACAACTGCTATTTCGCGACCCTCGTCAGAGATGGCGAATCGGTGTGAGCCACGGAGCACCCAGGTTTTCTTTAGCACAGTAGCAAGCGTGCGTAGACGAGCTGAGAGCGACGCAAGTTCCACGGCATCGTCCCTAGAAGGGTTGAGGCCGAAGGAAAACTGAAGTCTTATATCTGCAAGAAAATCACAGACGGCGAAGAGGAAATCGCCAACATTCAGTGAGTTGATGTCTTTGGCTTTTGCAACCGTAGAAGATAGGCTGCCAAGTACCAAAGCTCTGTTAGCCTCTATGTGAGAGTTTTCGATGCCCTTCTTAGCATCTAAGATTCCTGCAACGAGATCGAGAGCCTCGCCTGATTCCACGGAAGCCTCTATGTAGTTCGAACTCGTCTGCATACTCGCAACAGCGTCAGCCGATGATATGGCTGACGCAGGCCGCAAATGTGGGCCGAGGGAACGGACATAGTGCAACTGCTTCTCGAGAAACGTGAGTATCTCGGGACCGTAGCTACCATCGTCTTCGTAGGCATGAGTCAAGGCAAAAACAGACTCAGCTTCCTTCTCGACAGTATATGATGAGGAGAAATTATTCACTCCTGGGGATAGAATCCACCCCGCACCGACGCGGTTGTAATGCGTGACGATGTCATCATACTGCGCGCGAACAAGCACACGCAAACTATCCCCCCAAGGATAAAAACCTCCCGGGGAGCGAGACGCAAATACATCCGCAATAACGCGGACGTTCCGTTTGATCCGGATGAGGTAATATCCCGGACTTTGGTGGTACGTGACGTAGCTGGCGCTGAAACCGTTCGGCTTGATACTATAGCTAAACGGTCCTTCACTACCTGCATAATCATGACCCCAACCTCGTATACCCAGGCTGTGATCTTCGAAGACATGCCCTGTTGGGATGTTGGCGAAGATTTTAGCAGCATCTGCAGCATGAACCCCAACTGACGCAACAGCGCTAGTGGAGGCAATAAAGTACGGACTAGGTCCGAAATCATGCTGAATGACTCCATAACTCCCGTTATTTTCTGTGTAGAAAAGCGGGGCTATAAGACTGGAATCCCACACACTTTCGAAGTGGGTAACGGGCGCACCGTAGTACGCAAATCGCGAATCCGCACGATAAAGCTCGCGCGAGGCTGGATATATGCCGTTCGGCAGATCAAGATGTACCACGCCATGCTCTGATAAAGGAGCAGAGGGACGAGGATAACCGAAGAGAGGATAGACGATAGCGTTGGCGTAATTATGAAAATCACGCTGAGCATCGTATGCCACTTTAATCGGCTTAAGACCTGGGCGAATAGCTTCGGCGTTGCCGCCCGGAACATAACCGGTGAGCCCATAAAAGGCGCTCGCACGGATCCCGTTGAATCTGACGTAGCTCCTGTCGAACAATAAAGTTTCGAGAGGATCTGCTGTGTCACCCCAGAACCCAGGATTGGGCTCTATGGTATTAGCGCTGCGTCTGACCCCTCTCAGGGGCACCGCAATGTCTATGACGCGCACGACTACACCTTTCGCAAATGATGCGCAATTCGCACATCGTCCGAATAAAAGACGAACCACGTTCGGCCCAATCGCAGAAAACGCAAAAGCGTTACTTAATATCTGCGACTCCTACTAGCGAATACCTACGGAAGACGCTATCAAGCGATCTTATCGCAAGCAGTTGACCGCCATCGGCGAACTAATACGTCTCACGTCAAGATGTTACTATGACGTTGTTGAAAAGAGAACGCACCAGCCGTTTGCTGGACGAAGAGCGGGGGCGAAGCC